GCAACGCATTGTAGATATAGGTGTCACACCTCTACACAGACATGCTGCTAATGCTTTGAGTGTAGGTACGTCCTTCACACCAACGTCTGTATGTTTAGCTGCATGGCCTTTTGAACTGTGTTCATTTCCTATGGAGTACATGTTCCTATTCATATCTTCGAAGTTTACTTCAGGTATGGCTACGATCTCGTATGATCCAGATGGCACAGCTCATTCAGCATCTCCATCTGTGGGACAATACAATACCGTTGTTGATTTAGCTTCTGGAGCAGGCTACACCATGGTTTGTGTTAATGTTCCTTGGTCACAAGGGAAAAGATATAAGTCTCTTAAAAATGGTAAAACTAGTGCAGCGAATACGTACGCCGGTCAAGCCGGTATAATCTACAATTCAGACTACATGAATGGCTCTTTAAGGGTTTCCGTAAGAAACAAACTTAAGGCCGCCGTCAATGCAGAATGTCAAGTGGTCGTGTTCGTTAGAGCTGCACCAGGTTTCGACGTGTTGTACCCAGATGATTCCGTTTCACGCTTAACACCCATTTCAGGAGTTGGTCCAATTGAAGATCCTGTATCTGGACTAGTGACTTATCAGGTCACTTATTTAGGTACTCCTATGGATGAAGCAACGATGAATTCTATGAACCAGATGTATGGAGGTGAGAAGATTGTCTCTTTTCGTGGTTTACTTAAGAGGTACCAATTATGGGTTCTAACCTATACACAGGCACCAGCAAGTCACAATAGGATGATGATTACAATACCCCCTCGTCCATTTCCTGGTTGGATGTCATCAACAACCACAGCTAGACCCTCTCACTTTGGTATAACTAATTATGGAAGTTCATCCGGTTGGGGCACGAACACCACACTTCAAGCTTATTTGAGACCAGCCTTTTATGGAGAGAAAGGATCTCAACGCTGGAAGGTTACATATGGTAAAAGTGCTGGCAGCTTAGAGCACACTGTTGTGAGACGGATTAACAACAGTGGTCCTATAGGTCCATCTCCTACAATTTCTCAGGCTTTAACACACTCATCTGGTACTTTACATACTGTCGGTGCAGTGGAGCCATATGGTTTGAGTGGTGTCATTGAAACAACTTCTTCTGACAAACATCACACCTCTTATGCCGTACCCTACTATGCGTTCACTCGCTTCTCTCCAACAAGGACAACAGCTTATAATAACACTAGTGTCCTCCCTCATATGGATATGGAGTCCATGACTACGTGTGTAGAATTAATTACTAATTCTACGGATATAGTTTCGTCTTCCATATACACAGCCGCCGGCGGTGATTATGATTTGGTTCATTTCAATAAATTACCAACATATTCATTTCAGAC